CTCAATACAACGGAGAATCAAACTACCCTAGTGGATTAGGAACGTCTGATGCAGGGGTTACTATTTTTGATACCAATGCAAAACAAATTGCATTCTGGGACGGATCAGAATGGAGAAGAACTATAAGTGTTGGACAAGAAGACGGTCTTACTGCGAACACAGCGATTGTTAACTTCGCTAACTGGGCACAAACAAATCCTAGTTCTGGTCAGTATTGGATCTCACCAAGTTCAGGAGTAGCAGCAGAAAGAGTATATGTAGATACTAATGGTAGTGCATCGTATACAGGTATTACAGACTCTGGTATATGGGTAAGAGTTAGATATGATAGATCATATTATAGTCGTAGTGATGCTTGGAGAGGTCAAAGTGGTTTGACTAACCCATCTAATGAAAGCAGCACTGCGTTTAGTGGATTGTTTGGTTTTGAACAAGCAGAAGCATGGATCTCAGGAATGCTTGCAGTATCTACTGAGGTAAGACAAGTCTTTGAATCATGGGGTTATGGTTCTGTAGGTTGGACTTATTCAGGAAACAATGCGTATATGGAAGGTAGAGGATTTGATGGAATAAATTACACTCGTTGGGGTGGAAATGGTGGAACTCACACTGGCGTTAGTGGTGGAAGACTATCTGGTATGTCTCATAGTATTTCTAGTATTAATGGTCCTTGGAACAACCCAACTTCAAACCAAACTGACCAAACAGATATAAACGATAGCACTTGGCGTTATGGTCGTTTTTACTTTAGATATACTGGAGCAAATAGCGTAAGACCTATGCCAATTAAAGGAGTATATAACGCTGACGTTGATGGTAGTTCTGAACAAAGATATTTCCCATTCCGTGATGCAGCGGGTGGATGGAGTGGATCAGGAGAAAGTAACACATACATCAAAGTAGCATAATCTGTGCTATACTAATATTAAAGACAATTTTATTATGACTTGTGAGAATTTCATATTGGAAATACCTAATGCTTTTAGTGCGGATTGGTGTAATGATATGATTAAGACTTTCAACGAGCATCCTGAGATGCATAAAGTTGGAGGTTTTTCTGACATTGATGGCAATTTGAAAGCGGATGATACTAGAAAGAAAGATACGGAGATAGGATTTGATCCTTCTTATGAAAAGAATGATGTGTGGGGAGATAAAATATGTTTCCTTATAGACGAAATGGCAAAGTATATGAATGTATACATTGATAAGTATTCTTTTCCAGACAATGTATCAGACAACATAAATGGATTAACGGGAATATCACCAATGCTTATTGAAGCAGATTTTAATATGCAAAAGTTTGAACCTAATGAAGGATTCTTTCAATGGCACACTGAGACAGTATCTGATAGAAATTCCTATAGACAAATAGTGTGGTCAATATATTTAAATACTATAAAAGAAAAAGGTGGAACTGAATTTAAGTTTCAGAACTATAGATGTGCAGCAGAACAAGGTAAAGTAGTAATCTGGCCAGCGGGTTGGACACACTTTCATAAGTCAGAAGTTGCACCTAAAGAAACCAAATATATAATAACAGGGTGGGTCATGTATCGACAAACTGGTGGATCTATAGGGGTTCAGCAGGGATCCATGAACGAACCACCACCGTTTATCCAAATGGGATAAATAATACACTTATCATTTTTAACTATGGACATTGAAGTAATGGTCAAAGAATTTACTGACCAACTTAAAGAACAGAAAGCAACAATCGTTGAACTGGAAAAACAACTAAGCAACAGAAAAGAGCAGACGTTGAGATTGGAAGGTGCTATTGAAGCACTTAATATGACACTCAAAAAACCAGAAGAATCAGATGGCACTGAAAAAGTCAAGTGAAAAAAGACAACAAGAACATGTAAACTCTAGGCAGTTTCATATTAAATTTAATGGAACTGCAGAGACATGCCCTTATAAAACAGGAGAACTATATGATGGTAGATCAATCATAGGGATTGGATTTACCACTAATGTTTATGGACACTCCTATCATTTAATAGTAGAAAGGGATAGAACACACCTTAGAACTAAGTTTGTGTTTGATGAAAAACATGATATAAAATTCTGTAAACCTGTAGAGAAAATGGTTAAAGCTCCTGCTGAAGTAGACATTCAGAAACTATTAGCAAAGGCGGGCGACGGTAATACATAAATATATCTGAAGGACTTATTGAACCAACGGATGAAGAAGGTAATAGTAAGGATCAACGATAACTATAATATAGATCAAGCATGTGCAGCGATCTTGAATTTATATGGTTACTTATCCTTTGTAGAATCATTTAGAACATTTAAAATAGTTACCTTTGATTGCCCCGAAGCATATCAAAGTAATCAACTTGTTCAATTAAAAGCATTGAATGTGGTGAAGAATGCCACATGGGATAAAGAAGTATATTCTGGAGATCCAATGCCAACAGAAGCATCTCTCCAAGTAGAAACATCTGGGTCTGCATCTCTTAATACTGATGGAGAAACAACAGCGTTAAGTAACACAAGAAATATTACAACAAGTGGAAGTGGAACAATATATGTCAAAGTTCAGAATATAAGTGGTAGCGATTACTTTGTGTTCTCCCAAACATCTGGTGGATCGTATTCTAGATATTATAACTATGGTGGTTTCATGCAAGGTGGAACCTATACATTTGATCAGAGTGATTCATCAAACGCAGGACATCCTTTTAGATTCTCAGAAACTCCAGACGGGACACACACCACAGGTGGAACGGGAAATTTATCAACAGGAGTTGCTGTATCAGGAACACCTGGCACAGATGGAACAACAACCTTAACTGTTAGTTCATTCACACCATCTATTCTATATTATTATTGTGCAACTCATCCTGGTATGGGACGATTTACTGCAAGTCCAGATAGATACGGAACTGTTAATATCCATGACTACTGGCACTTAGATAGAATTACAAAACAAGATAGGCAATATTTAAACGGACAATTTAGTCAAAGCACCAATGCTGATGGAGATGGAGTAGACATTTACATTATCGACTCTGGTGTTCGTGGTGCAAGTAGACCAACAGGTAACAACGCAGCGTTACATCCTGAGTTGTATGATCCAGATTTTGTTAGTGACCTCAACGGAACTGCTGAACAACAGAACTATAGAGTTAATCAGTTAAGTCATTATGCGGGTTCTTATGGTTCTAACAATGAAGATGATGCGGGTCATGGAACTCAATGTGCAGTTCTTGCAGCTGGTAGGACAGCTGGAATAGCAAGAGACGCAAAAATATATGCATTAAAAGCATTTAATAGCTCAGTAAGTGGTTCTTATAGTGGAATACTAGCAGCATATCAAGCAGTTATAGATCATAACGACAGTGGTAATGCTAATTACAAGAACAATAATCGTCCAGCTGTTATCAATGCATCGTTTGGACCTACGATTCCTACAGCAACTAACCCTAACATTGAACTGAATGATAGTGGAGATGACAGTGGTGTTGATGAAGAAATGCTAGATGACATCGAAGGAACTATAGCAGGAACAAAAAATATTATTATTGTTAGATCTGCGGGTAATGGATTTAAGAATGTCAGTGGTAACACCGCAGGACCTTGCCAAACTAAAATAATAGCGGGTGCAAGAACAGCAGGATACCCAGATAATACTAATGGTGGTATCAACAATGTAGATACAAACCAAAACAAAATCACAGTTGGTGCTACATCTTACAATGATAGATGGGCGTTCTTCTCTAACTATGGATCAGGTTGCACCACAGTAGCACCTGGTGAAAAACTTACAGTTCCTGCTTATGACTGGACTGCTAATACACCATACACAAGCACAACAAATTACAGCACTATAGATGGGACATCATTCTCAGGACCTATTGTTGCTGGTATTATAGCAGCATGGTGTGGTAAAAATGGATATACTTTAACAACAAATAATTTACCTGGTTTAGCAAAAGCATTTATTAGAACAACTGGTTCTGCTGGCGATATTAGAACGGGGACACATGGTAACTATCCTATAAACAGCATAGTAGATAAGAAACTTATCGACAATCCATATGTCACTTTATCAGGATCTGCCTTTCTAGAAGTAAAATTCAATCCAGCTGATGCTTCACATTTCTTAAATAACGTGGGTAAGAAAGTTCAGTTACGTGCTACAGGTTCAACAGCAGGAGCAGGATCTGCTACACCTACGACATACACAGTAACCACAACAGCACCTGGTCAGTATTATAACTTGTCTGGTACAGACAGAAATGGATCTGTTTCTGGAACTCATGCAACTGTATCAATATACGTTGGAGACACAATCAACTTCCAGTTATCAAACGTATCAAGTGTTCACCCATTATACCTCAGAAATTCTAGTCTAGGCAGTAATGTATCTAATCCAACTGCTAGTGGTCAAGGTTCTACAGGTAATGGCGTAGTATCATGGACACCAGCTGTTGCAGGAACTTATGTTTACCAGTGTAGTGTGCACAATAATATGGTAGGAAACATTGTAGTATCATCTGCACCTGGCGGTAGTGGTGCTGTTGTAGTTGGTGGTATCAACGTATCAACACTATCACAATCTGGATGGTTAACTATACAGGCAGAGAGTTCAGTTAATAATAGTATTACAGTTACAGCACCAAATAATGCTAGTGCAGGAACTACTGGTGGTGGAACAAATAATTATTTGGCACTAATCAAAACAGAAGAAAAGACACATGAAAGTTATGATGGTGTTGTTGCCACATCTACATCTTTAACATCATCAACAGATACACAGGAAAATCTTGGACAAAGTTCTAGTGTTGCATATTATCCTGTAGACTCTGGTGTTGACTTTAATTACAATGGATCAGGTGCAACTCTTACTACACAAAGAGGTGCGTTCTATCCTTACATAGACACAAATATATCTTGGACTACTAATCCAGGCGGAACATTATCTATTAGTCCATTAGCAAATGGTGCTAGTGTTAATATTGATCTTGGTCTATCAGGAACTACATTTGCTAACGAACCAACATTTGAAGCATACACGCTTAGTGGAGATTCTATTGGTGCTACTGGATTAACCTTTGACACTACAACAGGTCAGTTATCTGGAACTGTTACTTCAAACTATCAAGACACAACCTATAGTTTTTTAGTTACTGAAAACGTAACAGGTTATGCTAGAGGTTATTCATTTACTACAACTGGAACTGGTGTTATAATTAATGTCACATCACAACCATCAAACGGTAGTATACAAGCAGGAATTGGTGGGTTTGTTAACTTCGGACCTGTGGCGGGTATCAGTTCTGATGGTTCTACAATTTTGTATCAATGGGAGTTCTCAAGTAATGGTGGTGTAGGTTGGTCAACCGTTACTAACGGTGGTGGATATGGAGGAGCAACATCAAGCACATTACAAGTAGATGATGATTATGCTAAGAACAATTATCAGTATCGTTGTAAAATGGATACCTCAACTGCAGTTGCTCCATCATACACAAACGCAGTTACATTAACGGTTTTTAGAATAATTACTGTTACTACACAACCCTCAAACTCTACACCAATTTCTCCTGCTGCGGGATCATTTACAGCAGTGGGTTCTACTTTAGATAGTGCTACTGTTACATATCAGTGGCAGAAATCTGAGAACGGTGATGGAGTAACTTATCAAGATATTAGTAGTGCTACTACTACAACTTATACAACTGGTTCTACAACTTACGATGACAGTTACGGTGATTACTACCGATGCAAATTAAATGCAACAGGTGCAAGTGAAGTCATCTCAACCGCAGCAAGACTATTTGTTCAAAGAACAATTAATATCACATCACAACCAGTCAATATAACTGGTGCAGTAGGTGGAACATCATCCTTTGGTGTTGCTGCTACTACATCTGATGCTGATCCTGGCGATATAACATTCCAGTGGCAAGTATCTATTACAAACGGATCTACATGGTCTAGTGTATCTGAAGGAACTGGTGGAACTACAGCAACGTATACAACCCCTACATTAACATCAGCATACGACACATACCAGTATCGCTGTTTACTTTCATGTGCTGGTGCAACAACAACACCATCTAATGCTGCTACATTACAAGTAGAAACAGTCACAGTGGTTGTATCATCTCAACCAGCTGCTGCAACAGTTAATGAAGGGCAGACTGCAACATTCACAACACTTGGTGGAGTTACAATGGCACCTATTGGTGGTAACGCTGCATCAT